GCGGCGCAAAGGTGCAGCCGGGCGTGACCGTAGCTGCCGACACCAGCGTTCTGCCCTACGGCACGGTGATCTATGTCGAGGGTGTAGGCCTCCGGGTCGTTCAGGACACTGGCGGCGCGGTAAAAGGTAACAAGCTGGATGTGGCGGTAAACACCCATGCAGAGGCTCTAAGCTGGTCTGGGTGGGGCTCCCGCCGGGTCTGGATTATTTCGGGAGGTGTTGAACCGTGAAAAAGCCGTTTGAGACCGAAATGGACGACACCAGACAGGCGGTCGGACAAATCGTGGGTTTGTGCACCACCATTGCGCTGCATCAGGAGTTCGGTGTCGGCAAAACCAGACTGGAGCGCATTAAAGCTAGAATTGACGAGTTGGAGAACCAGAACACCGAAGTCATTATGACCCCGGATGCCTATGGCAGACCCTCCAAGGACAAGGCAGAGGCCATCCGGGAAAGCTGGCTGGCTGGATACGTTTCTTCCGATTACCGAATCCCGATGGTGAGATTGCCTCGTGGACGCAAAGAGCAGCAGTACCGCATTGCTGGCGACAGGGCTGCCAAAATTGCTTGGCAGGTTTACGCCAAGGCGGTTATTGATGTGCTGCACTATGGTCCAGACCGCTTGGAACGGCTGCGCAAGGAAAGCCATGCCAACTATGAGCAGCTGAACAAGTGGGGGCATGAGGATGGTCTGGACGTTGCGATGGAAAAGCTGCGCCGCTGCGCTGCGGAGGCTATGCAAGCCCCGGAAATGGAAGTTTCTGATATTGATGGCAGCAAGGATGCTGCGGAAGTGGACAAGGAGTTCCGTAAGCAGCAGCTGAATTTTATCAAGCGTGTCCGAGCACAGACCCTTGGACGTATCGCAGCTACTGCGCAGCCCGTCAACGTACTGGCTGAGCAGGGTGTGCAGGACAAGGTTCAGCTGATTATGCAGCAGGTTTCCCAGCAGTCTTTTGAACGCAGGAGGAGACGTTGATATGGCACAAAATGAATACGGCGAGAAGCTGGACAGCAATGGCTATGCACCCAGCATCCTCAGCCAGCAGCCCACCTGCCTGATTTGCGGGCGATACCACACGGCCCGGCACGAGGTCTTTTATGGGCCCTACCGGGATAAGAGCAAGCGCTTGGGGCTGTGGGCGAATCTCTGCCCGTGGTGTCACCAGAACGGCCCGAACGCCATCCACCGCAACCATGACGAAGATCTCCGCTTGAAAAAGTGGGCACAGAAAAAGGCTATGGAGTATTACGGGTGGCCGGAAGCGCAGTTCATCAAAGAATTCGGGAGGTCGTACCTGTGATGCCCATCATCGCTATTGATCCCGGCAATGTGCAGTCTGGCTACTGCGTGATTGACCAGAAAACGCTCCGGCCGCTGGAGTTCGGCAAAATCGACAACGAGGAACTGCTGAAAAAGCTGGAATCGGCTGCCGAGCAGGGATGGCGGTGGGCGGTCATCGAAATGGTGGCCTCCTACGGAATGTCCGTTGGTCGGGACGTTTTCGACACCACGGTCTGGATCGGCCGGTTCTATCAGATGCTTTCGTCCCGGTGCCCAGTGCGGATGATGTGCCGCATCGAGGAGAAAAAGCACATTTGCCACGACAGCCGAGCCAACGACACCGCCATCCGGCGGGCGTTGATTGACCGATTTGCAGCCCATGACCTAAAAAACGGCAAGGGCACAAAGAAAGCCCCGGATTTCTTCTATGGCTTCAAGGCTGATGTGTGGGCAGCCTACGCACTGGGTCTGACCGCCATCGAGAACCGGGAGAACGACTATAAATTTTCGACTACTTAAAAGCTACTCGAAAGGAGCTTCATCATGGATAATTCTCTGTCTGAATCCGCACGTTTCGCAGTCTACCGTGAAAAACTCAAGGGCATCTGCGAGGCAAACAACCTGAGCTATGTGTTCATCAAGAACGCATATCCCATCAAGCTGGTTATCCGTCCGCTGGGCGGAGTCGGTGAGCAGATGTCGATGCTGGAAGAAGCGACCGAGGACAACTACATCTCACCGGGCGCATCCATCCTGTTCACCGTCAAGGACGGCAACCTGACCTACCGCATGAGCAAGACGTTCACCATCTCCGACACCCTGTTCAACAAAATCAAGAACATCTTCAAGAATATGCACTACCTCTGGCTCCAGTTCTTCTTCCGGGATTTGGTCGAGGGTGGAAAGCTGGCAGCTCTCGGCTACAAGATGCCTGACATTCCGGAATCCGGTGGGCAGCAGGATGCGCCCCGGGAAAATGAGCCTGATTCGCCGAATCTCCCCGGGGAGGCCGAACCGCTGGAAGAAGTCGAGGATGACGAGGAGGACGAGCCCACCTCGGATGAACTAACGCAGGCCACCGAGATTGCCCGGCAGAACAACGGCATCACACAGGCCATGTTGGAGGAAAAGATGGGCGTGAACGCAGAAAAGGCCATCGCCCTGCTAGATGACATGGAATCCGCTGGTGTGATCGAGTTCTCCAACGGTCACTACACCATCGCCGCTGCTGACAGCGAGGAGGAGTAACCTATGGCAAAGGCAGCAGTGACCCGCAGCATCCGGGATGACCACCAGAAGAACTTCCTCAAAATCTTCAATAGCCTGACTGGAAAGCACAGCCGCTGGGAGATTTGGGAGGACTTCGTCACCCTGACGGCCATCGAGATCTCGAACAGCACGGACAAGGTAAACGCCCCAGAGCGCACCAAGATGTACCAGACCATCGTTTCCAAATACTCCGCCAAGGAGCGGGAGGGCATGGCTGAAATGCTGGGCGAGGTAATCATGGGCATGGAGCAGAATCCAGACCAGGACTTCCTCGGTTCGCTGTACATGATGTGCGAGTTGGGCAACGACCACGCCGGGCAGTTCTTCACTCCCTACGATGTGTGCCGCTGCATGGCCGAGATTACGTTTGACCCGAAGCTGCACCCGGACATGGAGGGCTTCATCTCGGTATCTGACCCGGCCTGCGGTGCTGGGGCCACGCTGCTTGCCTTTTTGAACGTCTGCAAAAGGCGGAATATCTGCTACCACAACAAAGTCCTTGTCATAGCCCAAGACATTGACTTCATCGTTGGGCTGATGTGCTACATCCAGTGCAGCTTCATGGGCTGCGCTGGATATGTAGTCATCGGTGACACACTTGTAAATCCGGCAACGGCCTACGACAGCCGCGGATTGCTGCCCGCAGGACCACAAAACCGTATCTGGTATATGCCGCTTTTCTCAACCGATGTGTGGTATATGCGCCGCCAGATAGCGCAGATGAACCTGCTGTTTGAACCGAAAGGCGAACCGGCAAAAATCGAAAAATCCGATATTAAGCCCGCAAATTTGCAAAAATCTATCAAAAATGAGCCTAAAGCCCCGGAAAACGAGCCTCTTAACGAAACCAAAACCGGGCAACTCACGTTTTTCTAACCCGAAATAAGAAAGGAGTATCCCTATGGCAGACATTACTTACATCCCCATTCGGCAGTTGTACCCTCACCCCGACAACCCCCGCAAAGAACTGGGAGATTTGTCCGAACTTGCAGCCAGCATCAAGGAAAATGGTGTGTACCAGAACCTGACCGTAATCCCCGGCCACTACCTCAACAGCCGGGAGTACATCGCGAAGTGCGTTGACGAGGGTGGGGATGCCGCCGCAGCAGCGGCAGCATGGACACCCAAGGCCGTGTGGTCCAGCGAGGACTACACTATCATCATCGGCCACCGCCGGGCTGCGGCAGCGCAGCAGGCAGGGGTGTACGAGCTGCCCTGCGCCATCGTAGAGATGGACGAGCGGGAGCAGATGCAGACCATGATGATTGAGAACATGCAGCGCAGCGATTTGACGGTCTATGAACAGGCACAGGGCTTCCAGATGATGATGGACTTTGGGCAGACCGTGGAGCAGATCTCCGACAAGTCTGGCTTCTCACAGTCCACCGTTCGGCGGCGTATCAAGCTGCTGGAACTGAACCACGACAGCTTCAAGAAAGCCGAAAAGCGCGGTGCCACCCTGTCCGATTTCGCCCAGCTGGACAAAATC